GATTTTGAATTTTTGAGTGTTGAATTATGTGCGGGCCTGCATCTTCTTGAAGTTATCGAGGTTCTTGGCCACACCGTGCGGACCATCGATGTAGACCTTAGCCTCGATGCCCTCGGCTATCTGAGCAGAGAGTGCACCGATAGTGTTGCGGGTATCATCGAGCGTAGCCTTAATATCTGAGTTGTCAGTGTTTACCACAACCGAAGGAGCAGACACCACGGTAGCCCCACCTTGCCCTACAGAGCGCGAGATGTCGGCAGCGGTAAGCGACGACACAGTGTTGTTGCGCTGTGCCTCGTCGATAAGACGTAGAGCAGGCAGGATGCTTGGGTTATTGACCGCATTGTGGTTAGCCACGAACTCACCCTCATGCACCACACCAGCCTCACGGCGATAGCGTGAACCGCCAGTGAAGCCACCCTCATAGTAGCCGGCAGCCTGAGCCTGCTGTTGCTTTTTGATGGTGGCAATCTGCAACATGCCAGCTGCCACAGCAGTTGCAGCAGCGATAGGAGCGAGGATATGGCCGACAATTGGCACTGCAGCTGCGGAACTGTAGGCATTAATAGCCGACTGAGCTGTCTGTGCCGTAGCCTGTGCTATTTGTATTACCATAGCACGCTTATTGGCTTTTTTCTTGGCGGCAGCCAGCTCCTTGTCACGCTTCTCCTCGATAGCTTTACGTCGAGCACTGTTATTGCCGGCAGCATTAAGGCGCTTGTCATATTCAGCATTAATTTTCGCGGTCTCAGCGTCGGCACAAGCGTTAGCGTAAGAGAGAGCACCGGATAATAGGGTGTTTGCAGACTCAAAGCCCTGTTGCATGATAGCACGTCGCGCCTCTGCCTTTTGACGGGCAATCTCAGTCATCTCCTCCTCATTACGCTTTTTAATCTCTTTTTTTTGCTGTTCATTTGCCTTGAAATCTTCGAGTTCTCTATCAAGCAACCATTTACGCTCGGTATATTCATCGCCCCCGAACTCCTGAATGATGGATAGACGGTCACGATGATACTGCACCTCGGCCTGCTTCATTTTTTCATTATACTCCTCTTCGGTGATGAGACCTTGAGCACGTTGCTGCATTAGCGCAAGCTGCTCGGCGTTGAACGCACGAGTCTGAGCATCGAGGGCCTCACGCATTTGGCGCTCGTTGACAGAAACAAGACGTTGAGCCTCGGATATGGCAGCATCAACCATCGACTGCTGAGTGCTGGTAGTGTCTTGGCTGTACTTAGTCTGCAGATCAACAAGACCGACGTAATAAGCTTGTTTTTTGTCATACATCTGCTTATTGTATTCATCCTCGGTAATCTGACGATTATAGAGCTGCGTTTTGAGTATGAGCTGTTCATCTTCGAGGTGAGCCTTCAGATCTGCAGCCTCCTTCTCATACTTCTCTTTTTTTGTATCTTTTTTACCCGAACCGCTACCGGAACCACCCGTGTCAACGCCAGTACTACCGGCTGATGACACAGAACCGCTGCCGTTAACGCCCGAATTAGTGCCCTTTATAGTCAAGTCAGTAACAGCCTTGCTCAGGTGTTTGTCAGCACGCAATAAAGCATCGAGCGCACGGTCTTGAGCATCGAGAATACGCTGCTCGCTCTGATTATTGTTAAGTCTACCCTCGTGAATGCCACGCTCCTGCATCTTCTGTCGATACGCAGAGCTTGACCAATGCGTAGTACGGCTGCCGGAGCGATATTCGCCATGTTTGTAGACATCAGGGTGGCTCTCTATCTCAGCATTGACAGCCTTGATAGACCCTTTGATGCGCCCTTCCTTAGATTTGAGGTCGAGGCGCTTCTTGGCTATCTCCTTCTTTTTCTCGTATATAGCCTCTGCCATGGCAGCTCGGTCGAGATTGTCAATATAATCTTTGATAGCCTTGCTGTTATCATTAAAAAGTGCGCCCTCTTTTGATATGGATGCATGATATGTCGGCACTATCTTCTGAAGTTCAGCGATAGCACTACGACGCTCAGCTATAGAGTAGGCATTAGAGCGTATAATCTTTGTGAGCTGTTGGATGCGTAGCTTCTCGTCAGTATAGCTATCAGCAACTTTTTTGCTGAGCTCTTGCTGTTGTTTCTGCACAGCATTAGCCTCTTTAACGCTTTGAAGGTTGTCGTGCAGAGCCTTACGGTGGCCTTGCCAAGCCTTTATAGCATAATATACAGCCACGCCAACGGTAGTCAGCACAATGGCAAGTGCCGACCACGGATTGGTCAGACTCGCCAGCTTCGCTTCATTCATCACGGCGATATAACCCTTCGTGCCTTTGGTCAGCAGTGCCCAAGTTGCCTGTAGAGCAACGAGAGCAGCACGTAGTAGGTTAGTGGTCGCTACATAGGCATAATCGAGCGCCATAGCTGTTTTGCGCACCACCAATAGAGCCTTCTCTTTGATAATAGAGATAGAGAGAACACCGTTGTAGAAGAGTATTGTCGTAGCAAGAACCGTCAGCACACCGATATGCTTCGTCACGAACTCGCTGAGATAATAAAGAGCCTTTACGCTGAGCGAAGTGAGCGATATGGAGTATTTAGCAATAGGCATCAGCTTTTCGCCGAGTTCGATACTGAGGTCAGAAAAACGCTTTCGAGCTTTGTCAAGCTCAGCCTGCACGGTCTCATTTTGCACGTTGAACTCATTAAGCACACTCGTGCCCTCTTTGTAAGATTTTGAAGCGATAGCCTGAGCTTCGCGAACCTGGTCAAGATGCGAAGCGACGGCAGACAGAACACCTACAGCACGAGTACCATCGAGACCCATCTGCGAGAACATAGGAGCCAACTGGTCGAAGCCACCTCTATTGGCCATGGTCTGCAGGAACTCAAGGAGAGCGCCGTTGGCATCAGTCTTAAGCATATCAGCAAACTTGCTCACCTCGATATTGGCAAGCTTTGCGAATTTCATCGGGTCTTGAAACATCTTAGTGATGAGCTGCGAGAACACAGTAGAAGAAGTCGCCTCTTCTTGCATATTCTGGTCAAGCGTAGAAGCCAAACCCATAATTTGGGCCTGCGTCATGCCAGCTTGATAGCCCACGCCCGACAAGTCAGCAGTAAAGTCAACGATATAGCCAGCACTGGCCGACGAAGACTGAGCGAGCTCGTTGACAGCAGAACCCGTTGCGAGCATAGCACCACGCAGACCCTTTGTCTTGTCTTCGCCGAACATCTGTGCGAGTTTGCCGATTTTGGCCACAGCACCGTCGCCAAGATCGTCGCCCAGGGCAACGTTTATTTTGTCAGAACCGTCGACAAACTCTTCGATCATTTCTCGGTTGGTAATACCGAGACGGCCGGCATCTTGAGCGAGCTTGTTAAGGTCTTCGCGCGCTGTACGAGTATTGAGACGCTTGAAGCTCTCATTCATCGCCTCCACCTCCTCGATGGACTGCCCCGTATATTTGGTGACGTTATACATCTCCTGATTCATAGCTGCATACTCATTGGTGCATTTGCGGATGGTCACTGACAAACCAGTGACAGCAGCAATGCCTTGAGTAATAGCACCCCAGTTGACGTTGAAAAAGTTGGCAAATCTCTCCCATTTGCCCTTTGAAACCTCCTGCTCCTGATTGATAGCAGCAATTTCTTTTTTTAAGAGTTTAGCCTTATTAGCCAAATCTTTGTAAGCCTCAGAGTTGCGGTCGGTATCTTTAAGTTGCTCGTTAACTAATCGTAGTGAGGTTTCGAGCTGACGCAAAGAAGAACCGCTGATATGTCCGAGTGTAGTGTCAATAAGCTTATTCTCCTCGGCCCACTCGGCAGCACGCTGTTGTGCAGCAGCAATATCGCGGTTATATTGCGCCATTGTAGCAGAGCTGGAACGCTTCAGCTCATCGATACGGACTGTACATTGTGCGATACGCTCTTGTATCTGTTTGTACTCTTCTGGCGAGGCAGCTGCTTTCGCTTGTTTTTTGAGTACACGTTGAGCGCGCTCAACCTCGCCGAGGGAAGCCTTTGACAGATTAAGTACTGTATCAATAGTCTTCGCAACGTTAGACTGATAAGATTTAAGGCCTGCTTCAGCATTTTTAATCTGCTTGTCGAATTTATTAATATCCTGGACAGTCGAGTCAGAACTCTTGAGTGCCTCTTCTTTTTTCTTTTTAAGGTCGTCTATCTTTTTCTGCAGCGCTTCAATCTCATTTTTAGCTTGCTGAGTATTAAGAGTGACGACGGTCTCGAATTGTTGAGTTGTTGCCATAAAAAAATGCTACTAATGGTTTGTAAAACCAAAAGTAGCACCTTTATATTGTTATATAAAATACACGAAACTATCTGCCTTTACCATTAGCGCAGGCGACCAAAATTACAACTAATATCCAAATAAAAAAGAATTCCATATAGCAGACGATTTAATTATTACACCCCAAATTTACGAAAATTATTTGAGGTGGCAAAGCCCATCGTCAACTTTTATTCATTTTTCTGCGGACATACGCCATTAAGGAAAGCAATAGCACCACATAAGCCACTATGACAAGGGCTTCGCCCAAGACTCTATAAATTAGCCCCCGTAGCGTTGTCTTGTGCTCCACCGGCACCGGAACCTGCACTGAATCACACCGCAGCACTGTTTTGTATACCGTGTCAGCCCTGCAGCTTATGCGGTCACGCCATCGCCACTCGACACGTGACTTGTACACAGTATCGCCCATGGTGTAAGTCTCCACGTACACAGAGTCGTGTATGCGGAAGCTGTCTATACGCTGGCTGGCGTTGTAGAGCGAGTCTGTCTTATTGACCACACGCTCTACAACCACCGGCTTGCACGTGGAGCACCCTGCAAGGCACATCAATGCAAGGATGCCGAAGAAGATACGGAAATATCTCATACGCAATATACATAGTTAGTCACGCCCAACAGACAGATACTCTGTCAAGCCGGGAATGCGCTCGATGAACTTGAAGCGCAGGATATAATACAAGAATGACACTATCAGCCACGGCGTGGTGTCACGCTTGAACATCTTTTTGAGGTTTTTGAGAATATTGAGCGTGTAGAACCACAGCACCACATAAGTCACAAAGCTCACGCACTGCAGAGCACCCTCGGGCTGGTGCTTCAGATTGCCTATCGTGTAGATGGCACAGCACAGCACGAAGAAGATGGTAGCCTCTGCAATGCAGCGCAGCGCCTTCTTCAACTCGAAATCTTCGCGGTTGGCTATGAGACCAGACAGGTAGCCGAAGAAGAAGTTCAGGAAGAACACTATTATCAGCGAGAGCAGGTCGCCCTCGATGGGCTTGAGGAATGCCCAGACGGCAATCGTGATGCCCACGAACATATGACGTATGTTATCTATCATAATACTAACTTTTAAGCATTAAACATTGAAAATATGAGCAAAGATACCGATTACGCATCAATCGTAAAAAACGGCACAATACCTAATTCCTAACTCCTAATTCCTAACTCGTCATTCCGCCCAACGGGCGGCTTCCCATCGTCTTCTCGTCTTCAACCCTTCCAACGGCTTGTCTCCTGCATATACCCACTTCAAGAACTCACGCTGGATATCAGCGGTGGCAGCGTTGCGACGAATCAGCTTAAACAGAGTGGAGCTTTTGAAGTTGCCTATGCCGACGTTGAAACAAAAGTCGGCACAAGCGTCAAATCGCCCCTGCGTCTTGCAAATCTCTGGTATGGCTGACAGAAACACTTCAATCGGCTTAAGGTCAGCCCTCAGCCACACCTCCGCCTTAGCCTTGTCGCACACCGTGCGAGCCGTCACACCCTTAGTATGACCGTACCCACACGTCCATCGACCCGCCGCACACTTGTAAGCCTTAGCCCGATAACCCTCCATCTGCTTCAGCTTATCTATCAAAACATCACTTGCTCTCATATCATAATCCTTTTACTTGTTTTAATCGTATAGTGAATATATAGGAACAATGTCAGGCAACATGTAAATCCGGCAAAACGAAATGTGCTCGATTTGAAAAACGAAACGTGCAAAAATCTGGAAAAACGAAACGTTCTAAAAAAATCGCGCACACGACACTTTAAAGCAATAAAAAAGCAGTCCAAAACGGGCTGCTTTTATAGTTTTTGAACGGTAAACAAACAGCGTTCAAACGAGGTTCAAATTATGCGACATTAGACTTCACAAACATCATATCTTTATAACCAGCATCAAAGTTCACATGCGCATTAAACTCGAAACGCTTACAACCTTCAAACGGATTGCCGAGCGTTTTATTATTGCCTAACCATTCACAAAGTTCAATGATAGACGACTTATCTGATGTGAAATAAACAAACGGCTTTCCTTTGAGCACTTTCAACACATCGAGATAGTCAGACAAATGCCAGTACATTTTGTATGTCCCAACCTCTGTGGACAAATAAGGAGGGTCAACTATAAACACCACATTCGGCTCGTCTTTATATTTTTCGTATAGTTCACGATAGTCGCACGATTCAATCGTCAAGCCTTCCAGATAGTCCTCACTTGTCGGGTAGTCGTTCTTTCGGATATTGTTGTATAATGTCTGCTTCTCCATCTCCTCGATGCTCAGTTCGTACTTCATCGAGAACATCACCGATGCCGAGATGGTTATAAAATCAATATAGCCCACCGTTTGCTCCTCATGCCTCAAACGTTCAAACATCTTCTCACGCATCACACCATCTATTCGCTTGTGCTTTGGCATATTGTCTACAATCGCTCGCAAATCAGCGAGCAGCGCATTTGTCTGAGGTATATGTGCCAATCGCTTGCGGTAGTTGTCGTAGTCGTTATATACCACAGTTGCCTCTGGACGCAAATGCTTCGTTATATGGGACAGCAAACCGCTGCCACCGAACAAATCCACAAACACTGTTTTGTCGTTGAACTGGGGCAAAATCTTGATATACTCCTTTGCAAACATGCGCTTCTGTCCGACAAAGGGCAGAGGTGCTGCCATGTGCATTTTCCCTCTCATACGTTCAGTTCAAATTTTATATTATCCTCACCAGCGAGAAGTCGTTCAGTGGGCTTTATGTTGTTTTCATAGATGTGTACATTCGCCAGGTTCAGCGTGATAGACTTTAGTGGCAAGTCTATCTGTCGAGCCATCAGATAAAGGTGGTAAATGTCTGAAGGCAGTCCGAGGTTTGCATCGGAGCTGCGCTGATACGCCGGCACCACCAATGTACCGTTCTCCACCTGGAATTGCACAAGACTCAAGCATGGTGCCTGGTTGCTCTCTGCGTCCGTGGCTCCGAGGAACAGTACATAGTTCTTACTGTTGCGCTTTTCTTTGTTGATGCGCTTGATGAGCGGAGGCAACTTCTCCATGTAAGTTGGATAACTGTTCACCAATGTCTGACCGCAATAGTCCCACCACGAGATGCCTGCTTCACGGTATCGTTCCACGCTACGCTCACCCTGCATAAAAAGCTTCAGCTCTTCCTTCAGCTTCTTTCTCGCTATACCGTGGCTCTCGAATATGTCGAGCAGATCAGCCGGCGTAAGCGTCAGTTGCTCGTTGAGCAAGTATTTTATCTTGCCTTTTTTGTTCTGTTGGGTCTTGCCTTCAGCAAGCACCTTCCCCAATAATAAATAGTATTTGTTCATCGTGTTTTATTTTCGATACGGCAAAGTTACCACGCTTCCGCATCAAAAAGTAACACCATGAGCAAATCACACTGCAAGCCTTTTGCAGCACGTTTTCAAAAGCCTTGCGCTTTACCCCCCCCCGAACATCTGGACGTCACACTCTCGACCATATCGCTTGATGAGCGTGTACACCTTGCGCTCACTCACATGATAGCGATCTGCAAGTATCGCCACAATATACGACACTTTTTCGCCACCACCGAACATCATTCGATAGTCGTTGTACAAGTCTATATATTCCACATCCTCGATGCGTATTCCTGCCTGTTGTAGCCTTTTTAATGGCTCGCGGTTAAAAATTCAAAATCTCAAATACCTTCATTTCAACAAATTTATATACCTTTGTATCGCCAATCATTTATAACACAAAAAACACGAGAGTGCAGCAGGAGCTATACAGCCCCCGGTTGCGCACTCTCGTGGTGTTGTGTTAATAAGTGATTGGCGTCTATATTAACAGGCCGGGGGCTTTTTT